CGAAAGCCATAAGGTCTTCGAAGGTCATAGTTGACATTTCGTCAGTTATTGTTTTGTACAGATTTAAAGACATCTAGCACTTCTGTCTACGTGTGATACTATGTCTCTCATTGCAATCAATTCCATGACACCCCCATATCAATAAATACAAATATATGAAATTTTTATAACAATTCCAAATTATTGTTTAGAAAATTGTAAAGTATTTTGTAAATATTTGTGTAAAGATGGAATAGTTTTATTACCAATTTTAATTGATTTACTATTTGCATCCATTATTTCATTTGGATTTCCAGAAATTTTCCAAAGAATAGCAACTATTGTAAAATACGGACTTATAGTCAATGTAGTAAACCCATGTTTACTTACTTCGAAAATATAAGAATTTATATCATTTGATTTTTGAACAAAATATCTTTGTATATATCCTCTTTTATACTCGATTTCCGTTGGAGCAGGTATGTACGCCAATATTTCTGGTAATTCATACTCAGAAAGATTGCCTTTTACTTTTTTATATCTATCTGTGTTTATCATATTATTGCGTTTGTCTATATTGACCGGTTACGGATGTTGTCCATGTCATACCACTCACATTATGTTCTACTTCTATAATTTGAAACAACCCATGTTTTGCGTATTTTGTTGGTATTCCGATAATATTAAAAGTATCGCCCCTTCTAAATCCACTTGTACCTAAAACTTTAAAAGTATATTTTATTGGAAGTGGATGTGATAATCCTTTTTCAGTTGTACCACTATTTTTATTTGCAAATGCATCATTTTTTAATTTATCAAATAATGGCTCATCATCCATACAAAATATGGTAAAATTTTTCTTTAAAACATCTGTATCTTGAATTTCACCGATATTTAGAAGGTCAGACTTTTCAACAAGAGGTACAACATCTATTTTTTCCAAATTAGCTCCAATAGCTTTAGCGGCGATTTCACCATCTACATCCGCTTCCGTTTTTATTTCTTCATCTTTTTGTTTTGTTAAAGCCGCCGTTTGTGCCTTTTGTGCAGCTATTTTAGCTTCCACCTCTTTAATTTCCGCATCTCTTTTCTTTTCAGCCAAATCTTTTTCTGCTTCAGCTTTTGCTGCCGCTGCGATTTGAGCTTCACTTCTAACTAAATTAGCTATTGCATTACCAACCGTTTGTAAACCTTCTACAAAATCTTGACGAGCTCCATCTTCTTTTGCATACTTAGCTCTTATTTCAGTTATTTGGTTTTTTAATGCCTGTTCTGTGGCTTTACTTTGTACTATTTTTTCTTGTGTTTTTTCGGAAGGTAGCTTTTTATCTTCTGCCGCTGCCGCTGCCGCTGCTGCCGCGGCTTCATCTTCTTTTCTTTTATCGTCTTCGGATAATATTTTTTTTGGGTTACCATTACTATCGGTGTAACTAGTCAAAAATAAATCCGTTTGGCTTTCAAAAAACCCACCAACTCCAACAATCGGTTCATCTGGATTATTTGCCAAAGATAACCTTCTACTAATAATTTGATTGGTCATTTCAGACGGTAATGCAATATCTATATTAGCATCTAAAAATATAGAATAAGGACCCGAATGATAGAATTGTACCGAGCCTCCCACTTTTTTCCCAATCCAATTTTCATCAACAACACTTAGTATAACATTACCATCTTTATCTTGTTGTTCAATTACTTGAAAATTCCAAAAAGAATTTACAGCCGATGACATTTCATTTAACATATCTAATAGAACTTCTCTAATATTTTTATTTTTTTGTTCCATTTTTGACCTAAATACTTCAAAATTTATATAAAGGTTTTTTAAATATCCCCAGTAATTTCCTTTTTCCGTGTGAGATGGGCCTAAAGAAGTATCTTCAGTTTGAACGAATGACCCAATTGTTGGTATATGATTATCTACAATAGGAAATTCTTTAGTTTCCGTATCTCCCTCCTGTACAAACAATCCACCTGCTTTTTGAGTTATTACGCCTGCATTTAAAAAATATGCAGAAAAATCAGGCATAAATCCTGGTATTACTAATTTAGATGCTTTTGTTGAAAACATATTTGGAAATGCTCCTATTTTTGCATTACTAATATCAATTGTAATAGGAAGCTTTTTTCCCGCTAATATATAATCACTAAATTCTCCATTTCTATTTAAAATATCAATAGCCAGTTCAAATCGTATATATTTGTTTGTTGAAAATAATTTTTCCTTTTCTATTTTAGCTTTTCCAACCGTTACGGTATCGGAAGTTGCACCTCCAACCCTTGCCCACCATCCGGGTGCTGAGTATGACGTAATCGCACTATTTACGGCTGCATCAAAATTTATAAAATCATACCATTGTACCATCGCTATACCATTTCTATTTTTATTTAACAAATCCCTGACAGCTTCTATTTGTCTTGTAGTTGGTAATTGATTATACATATTTTTAAATCTTCTATTTCTTCTCACATCATCACCATCTATTGCAGCGGTTGTAACGGTATCGGATATATCATATAATATTGGTTCGCCTTTTTTTTCTTCTATTGTTCCGTCACTGTTTATTTTTAAAGTTTTATTTTGTGATTGTAAAAATGTTGGCATTCCTGGTGCACCTCTCAATTTTACTGATATTTTCCACTTATCATCATCCGATTGAACATTCCCACCCACTATAAATCCTAAAAATGTATCATAATCCCCCAAACTATCAATCCTTCTTTGGTGTAAGTTATTACCATTTAAATTACGGCTTGCTGCAGCTGCTAAAATATCCGCACTACCGATGTTTGGCATTCTTTGTGATAACCCTACATTGCTATTCCACCCATATTCAATACATAAAGAATATCCAGGCTCTAAAAAATACCTTTGCATTAGCTCCATTTGTTCCAATGAAAAACATTCTAGTGATAAGGTACATTCTCTTGAAATTTGGTCCTTACCTTCTTTTATTTGTAAACCAGTTATACCAGGAGAAGGTCTTAACGGTCCTCCCGCTGAGAGAAGGGCTCCTCCCGCCCAAGTAGTACCAAAAGTTCCACCACTTACTGAATTTCCATATACAAATCCCGCATTATTAGTTGTAGATGGATTAAATGTACCATAATTCATATTAGATGATATAATCAATCCTTCAGCCGTTCCGGTTTTTGCTCCAGAAAATACTCTAATCCAACAAACTCGCTGAGAAGCATTTAAGCCGGCTTTTGTTCCAGATTGAAGATTGTTTATAATCTTAGGGTCAATGTTAGATAATTCTGGAAATGTACTCATATATAAATTATGATTGTGTAAATGCGCCTGCTATTTCAATATAATTCGCAGGTATTCTTAAAATAGTTCCTTCTTCAAATCCAATGTTTGCATCATGAATATTATTGGATGTTGCTATAATCCACCAATATCTCGAATCTCCATAAAATTGATACGCCAAAGTATCCAATCTATCACCGGTTTCCGTTGCTACAAAGGTATCTTGGTCAGATGGTGGGATATTCGGATATATTTTTGACCTATATACCTGTCTACCATCAAAAGTCTTTTTAATTTTATTATTTAAATATCTACTTTGCATTTATTTTTATTTATCTAATAATCTTGTTAAATTTTTATCTATATACTCTTTTTCATATTGAATTAATTGAGCTTCTGTTAATTTACCTTTATTATTTTTATTTGTGGCATTATTTGTAATTGCTGCATCACCTTTGTAACTTGTTATGATTTTATTACCCCCATTAACATCTTTTACATATAATTTTAGTCCTTTATAATCTCCTACAAATTTACCTTTTGGGTCTTGGGGTTCTTTTGGTGCTTCCGCAACTGGATTTCCTGTTTTTTGAGCTGCCGATGCATTTGGAGAATCAGAAACTTGTGTTTGTTTTAATGGGTCACCTCCCTTATCTAAATTTTTAATCCTATCATCATTTAGTATTTGATTTGGATTAGATGCACCATATCCATATAAACGTTTTGCGGAAGCAGCTATACCAGGTGCCGCCGGAACTGCCGGTACTACTTTGCCATCCGCAGTTTTACCCTCAGCCACCGCTTTTCTTTCAGCTACGCCCATTTGATATGTACTACCAACTGTTTCTACTAATTTAAGAGTCATAGTAACATTAACAATTTTTGGTAATATATACTCATCCATTCCATCTTCACCGGTTTCCCACGGCGCATCATCAGGTATTTCATATGATAAATCCGAAATAAACGCTTCTTTATTAACATACATACTCCCCAAAGTAAACCTAATAAACGGTGGTACTACTGCAATATTACCTGCATACCCTTGTGGATATGTTAAATTAGTTAAAAAATTAATTTTTTGCCAACAAGCTTTTAACTCATCCGCATTAAGTGCATATATTTTAAATGCAAAATTTACACTTCTTTCAATATTGCTATATGTGTAAAAATTAAATGGATTACCTACAAATTTTTGAGTATCCCAAGTTGGTGATACCGTTTCGGTAATACCGGTTAAGGTTGCTCTGAAATTTACCGCCGCTTGTTTAGCAACAGACCAAAACTTTAGTTCTACTAAATCAAGTGATTTTAATGTTGGTAAATTCACATCCCTACCACTTGGTTTTAATCCATCCGCAGACTCATACTGAACTATTCTATTTAATTCATCCGAACCGTTTCTCATTCCTCTTTTTACTTCCAATGAATTCATTGATTTTGTCTTTGAATACATTTGTTTGGGTTCTTTTGAAAAAGTTGGTACTGAAATATAATTTGTTATAGGTAATGGTAGATTAATTTCGGGGGTTTTATATGCAACATATTTTGATGATAAATCGTTTCGCATATCAATTAAATCATCTGGTAAATATTGAGCCCCAATCATTGTCTCACCATATTTCGAATCAATATCGTAGTTATCACCACCATCTTTTGCAAAATTAACTGCTGCTTGAGATGGTGAACCTAATAATAAAGTATTTAATTTCTTTTTACCTAATTCTAAAGCCGAACCAAGTATTTGATTTGGGTTTGGTCTTCCTTGTAAATTATCCTTAATAAGTTTACCCAATAAATTACCACCAGAATTCGTTTTTAACTTAGTCAATGTGACCATTGTTTCAGATACTTTACTCTTTTTGAAATCAGAATTTAATACAATACGGCTTGGTATTAAATCTTCTGGTAATTTAGCTCCGATTTTCGATAATAAATTATTACCAAAACTTTCAGCTTTACTTATAAATGAAGTTAATTTTCCAACAACCCCTTCCGTACCATTGGCTCCTTGTTTCATATCCTCAACAATACCCCTAGTCTTTCTCGAAAATTTAAGTATATCAGTTCCATATATAATTGGAGATGTTGTACTTGCCAATATTCTTAATCCCGTTACTTCTTCTTCCAATTTAGTTTCTTTTAATCTACTAGATAAATTTTTTCTTGCAAGTTGTGCTATTGCAAAAGATGGTCGCATTAGGACGTTATACGGCGTTCTTTTTATATCGGCAGTATTACGAATATCATATTGTTGTTCAGCAGTTTGTCCACTTATCAACTTTTTGGTTTTAAATAATTCTTCTATTGTTGGCATTAAATTATATTTTATGCTTGTCCTATGTTATAGCTATTTCTTGTTGTTTTTTCAACTTGTGTATTAACATTCGAAGTAACCTTTGCAGAATCCATATACACTGCTATTTTTCCAGATGCCATATCCGCTCTTAATGCTTTAATTTCGTTTACTACTGCTGCTAATGGTGCTGCTAATGCCGATAAACTTCCTCCACCTCCACCGCCTCCTGCACCTCCGGCTAATCCTGGTCCGGCCATTAAATCATCATTTTTACTTAATTCAAATAACCCACCTTCCTTAGTTGATATCCTGGTCTTACCATCGGCTGGTGACATTACGTCTCCCGCCTTACTATAATATTGATAACCCAATGCCAAAGCTCCTGCCGCTGCCGCCACACCCAATATAGGACCTATAAATGGTATTGCCGATACAGACGTAAATGCTCTCATAGCCATTTCAGCAATTGCTCCTAATAATCCTTTTTTCTTTATCAGATTACCGGCAGCTATAATACCATTATATGTGGCTTCCGCACCAGTTTTTATTACCGCCCAAGCCGCAGATGCTTTATCTGTAATTAGAGCTTGATTTTTATAATAAAAATAAGTAGCCGCTCCCGCTACCAATGCTGCGGTTAATGGTAATGCTTCTTTCATAAAACCAACCAAAGCCGCAAATCCGTCTGCTGCTGCATTTATTGGTATCATTATTAAATTTAATACAGTTGCCACCCCCTCTAATAGTGGAGATAACGCCCCACCGATAGTTGCAACAATTCCCATAAATGCGTTTTGCATTCTAGCCAATTGTCCTTGTTGTTCGTTTTGGGCTGCTATTTTTTTAGTTTCTTCTGCTAATTGTTCTTTGGTCATATTAGTAATATCTAACCCCTTATCAATAGCATCCGTTGCAAGTTTCTTTTCTTCTTCAGTTAATCCATTCAACTTTTCTTGCATCATTAACTGCTTATTTATTTCTTCAACACTCATACCAGCTGCTTTAGCCAATTGTTGTTGTGTGAAATAATCTTTTTGACGGAAATCACCACTTCTTTGAATTTGTTTTAGGGTTTCTTCATTTGCGTCCTGAAGTTTACCTTCCATTGCCAATGCTCTTGCTCTACTTAAATTAAACTCACCCCCTACAAACGTTGCAGCTACCATTTCTTGCTCAATACCATTTTCAAAATCCAATAATTTTTCTGCCAATGATACCTGTTGTTTTAACGAAGTACCCATTCTTTGAGCTTGTATTGCATTTTTAGCTAACGCATTTATATCACCTTTAAAGAATGTTGAGGCGGCTTCAGCGTTTTCAGCAATATCTTTAAATACTTTATCTGGCGCAACTCCGGCTAATTTAGCCATATTTGCAACTTGATTTCCTACATTAGCCGCTGTTTCTGATGATAATCCTCCAACACTTTCAAGTATACTTTGAACTTTTGCAGCATTACCCGCAGAAACTCCAAAGTTTTTACCCATTACCGCCAATGATGCTAATACTTCTTCAGAAACATTTACAGTATCACTAAATTCTTCTTTTAATGCTTTTGCAGTATCAAATACATCTTTTAATTCAACACCAGCATCTCTGAAATTCATTTCAATGTGATGTGCGTTGTTAACTAAATCTTTTGTTTGTGAATTTAGTAATCCGGTTTCTTTTCTAAAATCTTGTGCTGCCGCATCTAACGCTACAAATGAGTGCAATGCTGCACCTAATAATGCATACATTATTACAAGTGGTGCACCCATTGCAGCTATTTGTGCTACCATCTTTTTTGCCATATCCAACGCATCTCCTATAAATCCAGGCATATGATGTAACAGGTCATGATTCGCTTCATGAAGTGCTTCAGTTCTTGCTAATTGAGCATTTAAATTTTTCATAACTGCCAACTGAGCCTCTGCTTCTTCTCTTGCTGTACCAGTTAGGTTCGCTATTGACCGTTGGAATTCTTCTATTTGCCTATCACCTTCGGATTGTTCATGTTTTATGGCAGCTAATTCTTCTGCTTTCCTTAGTACCTCTGCAGTTATACTTTCTAATGCAGCAGTTCCTTCTAGAGATTGTTTTAATGCATCTCCATCTAAACTAAGTTCTTCTTCTTTTCTTTTTATTATTTCAGCACTTATAGAAGCTATGGAACTATATTGTGTATTTTGTCTATTTAATACTTTATTAGCACCACCTGATATATTAAGAATTCGTTTGGTAATAGATTCTTCTTCTTCGAGAAACTTTTCTCTTTTTTGAAGCTCTTTAACAGAATCACCTTGTAATCTCAAACGAATTTTTTCCGTTTGCGCCATAGCTTCCAAATCGTCTCGTTCAGAACCGGTGGCAAGTGCTATTTTTTCGTTTATTATACGAATACGCTCTTTTATTTCTGCGTTTTCTTCTAATAAACGATTTAACTCTGCCTGTTCGTTTGGTGTTAGTGGTGCTACTGCCATTTAAATCAATGTTATTTAAAATCCTTATCTATGATACCCAATTTTACCCATTTTTGAAATAATTCGGGTTGCTCATCTGCTATTTTTCTTACTCTAGGAGCAAAACTTTTAACTATATCTCCCATTTCATTATCCAATTTTTGTAATACCGGGTCTGCATCTATGATTGATTGCAATGTTTGTGGTTTCTTTTTACCAAATAATCCAAAAAATTCTTTTAAATTGGATTTTGATATTTTATATTTCTTCATATTAATTGTAGTTTAACACCTATAAATATCCTATTAATAAAAAAAGTTAGGATTATCTATTAACCCTAACTTTTGAATTATTTGCTTTGTTTGATTTTTTTACTTCATCTGCTTCTTTCTTCTTAGAATCTACTAATTTATTGTAGTAAAACATTCTTAAATAAGTTGGCATTTTATAAAGTTCCATTACGGTAAAACCATTCCCATATTGAACCATATCAAATATTTGGGTATGAACTTGAATACTATGATTCCGTGCTAGGCCAAAAAAAGCTGACACCCATAGTGATAGGCGCCTCCTCCACCTCTCCATCTTCATGGATATGAGTAAATTTCATATCAACATCAGGTGATATTTTTTTTACATAACTTCGTAATGCTCTACTATCTATTGCTAACAATCCATTTACAAATTTGTTTATAGTTGTTGATGAATTATCCCCATCAACTGATTGAATCATATAACGTAGACGAGTTGTAATTTCGGCACCCGCTCCACCTAATTTTTCAATAGCCTGAATATCTTTATCTATTGCTATTTCGTCACCATGTGTAAGTAATTTACATATAATTTTTTTCTTATTAGATGGTAATACGAATTCAAATTCATTTTTATTATTGAATATTGATAAATCTACTTCCTTTGTTTTTACTTTACCCAAATCAACTTTTGCATCAATTGATTCATTTAATTTAGATGAATAAAATTTAAAAAGATACTCCGGACCATATCCCAACAATCTAGTTGCAAGAATAATAGCGTTTTTATCTCCTAAAATAATTTCACCAGGATTTACATTACCAACAATAATAGATTCAAATAATTTATCCAAAACAATACCTTTTTTAATAAGATTTTGATTTGAAAGAATATCTTCTTCTTTTGCTGTCATATGTTTTATAGTAATTCTACCCGAAGCCAATGGGTGGTCTTTTGGGTAAACCTTACCCTGTGATGGAAGGTCTAATACTTCCGTTGGAAAATCATATTGTGTTTCTACCATAACGTTATTCGTTTTTAAGTTTGTATATATAAATACATAGAAATTAAAAAATTGGAAATAAAAAAGGGGATACTTTTGATATCCCCTTTGTTTTTATATGTTTTCTTAAATTAGAATTCAAGAATTGCGTAATCGTAAGATAGTGTTAATTCAATGGTTGCAACTTCATTTGATGAAAAATCTAATTCACCAAAGTTTGCTTGTTGAATAAATGCACCTTTTAAAGTCCATTGTTCAATTTTATCACCAACTGGTCCTAACAAATAGAAAGTAATATCTTTTTTATAGAAATCTGCGTATCCACGTCTACCAGTAATCGATTCATGTCCTAAACGAATCCAATCCATTACCTTTTGTGCTGCAGAAGGTACAATTGGGTCATACAATGTAATTGTTATGTCTTGCCAATCACCTTTACCTTGTAATTTTCTTTTTACGTTGATATGGTCTAATGCAATTGTTTCAAATTGAATTGTAGGTCTGTTTGCCGCTTTTACAAGATATGAAGGGATAGTATCTATCTCCATCACATATCTATTTTTCATTTTAGGTTCGAAGTTCGTATAGAACATCTTGTCAAACTCTAATATTTCTGCCATTTTATTATCCTTTTATTTTATATTAATAAATATCTACTTCCTTTATTTTCGTATTATGCTGAGAAACTTGCTCCAGTTGGTAAGATGTTGAAATCTATTACGATAAATTCCGCTGTCTTAGCCGGTTGTAAGAAAATTTGTCCTGCTAATATGTTTCTATCAATTACATCAGGTGTGTTGTTACTTTCATCCATTACAACTTTAAAGGTATAAAGTCCTTGTCTTTGTTGTACTGATTCTAAGTAAGGGTTCACAGTGTTTAAGAATCTTTGTCTAGTTGTAGAAGTATTTTGTTCGAATACTAAGAAACGAGATGTTGATGCAACGAATTTTTTCAAGTTGATAAGTAATCTTCTAACATTGATTCTATCTAAAGCAGATGCCTTATCTTGCAATGTTTTCTGTCCGAATGCTACAATACCTTGTCCAGGAAATGCCGCAATTGGGTTTACTTTGTTCTCATATAGAGTATCTCTTTCAGAGTGTGTTAATCTATTCAATACACTAACTGCTCCGGTAATACCACCTCTATTCAAACCTGCAGGTGCAAACCATTCAGCCGCCAATCTATCGTTAGAAGCGTAAACCGCTGGTAACAATGTAGAAGGTGGAACAGTTGTAAGTTTGTTTGTGTTACTATCAATTGTTTTCATCCAAGGATAGTAAGTTGCTACATAGTTTGAATCTACTGAATTTGCTTGTTCAGTTGCTTCAGTAATTGTATCATCATAATCGTTGAAATCAGCAATATAGAAACAATCTTGTCTTTCCTCAACCATATCAATTGCTTTAGAAGTAACTGATGGGTGAAGGCTTCTTACAATACCAGGAGTTACTACCATATTGATATCATATTCATCAGGGTTAGATACTGCGTTGATTGCTTTAGTATATGCTATTGAACCATTTTGTGATGCGTTTGAACAATTGAATCCCTGTGTATTTGAATTTCCCCAATCAGTATCACCAGCCTTAGCTTTTCTTACGGTTGGGTTCATACCATCAAATCCATATTGGAATCCTAATACAAATTGTCTTTTAACCATATCAGTTGATGCCGAACCAGTCATTACATATGATAGTTGTGAATCAAATGCGAATACTACGTTAGCACCAGCTACTGCTCCATCAGGAATTGGTTTTAAATATTGTTTGTTATCTATTGCTTTATATGCATCTTCAAAATCAAATCCAGAATAATAAACCGGAGATGATGATGTGTTGTTTGCTGAGCCTGTTTGATAATTTACTGCAGGCACCCATGCATCTTGAGTTGTAGAATTTGTTTTAATTGGATTCACATATGCTGCGTGTCCAAATGGTGCTGCCGATATTGGATAAGAACCTGGTCCTAAGATACTAGAATTAGCATCTAATACAACCACTCTTACATTATTTGATTTATTTGAGTAATCACCAGTTTCAGTTAATTTTCCATTAGAATCGATTGTCAACTTTCTATCACCAATTCTTCTAGCTATATAGTTAGGAGATGCAGGGTCTAAGTTTACGTTATTATATGTTTCAACTACACTCTTTCTCTTATCAGTATCACTAAATGAACGAATGGTTACGGTAAATGTTGAATAATCAGTTGAACCATCTTCACCAGCCGCTTTCACATTAGAAATACCAACTTTAAATTTAGTATTATATAATGTACCATGTCCTATTGTTTCGAATTTAAATAAGTTATATCTTTCACCACTAATTAATTGAGATACTACAATTGGAGTACTTGCTTCTTCTGCATCACCATATACCTGTGTTGGTAAGTTAACTTCATATATTTGTACACCATGTAGAGTACTATCAGCTTTAAATCCTAATGATGAACTTTCAAAATACAAATATCCATAAGCTGCTTTAGCACCGAATGGAGATTCACCAAATACATCAGAAATATCATTTGTAGCTTCTTGAAAAATTGATGCTGATACACTAGCTGCTCCAGAACCAGAACTAATTAGTCCTGATATTACAAATGAACCAGATGTTGATACACTGCTTGTAATGTTAGTAGAAGCATTTAAAAATCCAACACCCTCATCGCCAAAATTAGTTGAATATAAAACTCCAACTATTTTTTTGCCTTGAGAACCGGATGCTAATATACCCAAAGGTGCTGCCTGTGAGTACCCACCAATTCCGGCAACTCTTACGATTGTTGCTTGTCCAGCTTCTCTTAAATAATTTTGTACTGCGTATTCGGTATAATAAGTTCCATCAGGTGTTCCGAAGATATCTTCAAATTCTGATTGCGTTCTTACGATTGTTGGAACGAATGCAGGTCCTTGTTTAAAGGGTCCTATAAATGCCGCTCCAATTTCTCCAACTCCTTGAGCTAAGAAGGATAGGTCATTTTCTCTTGTGAATACGCCAGGTGATACGATTCTTTCTGCCATTTTATTTCTTCGATTTGTATTTTAAGTTTGTATTAGTAATAACTTACAGTAATACTCATATAAATATAAACAAAATATTCAAAACACAAATTAATTATTAAGAATCGATATTACAATCTACAATTATATTTTTGTATTTTGTTTAAACAGGAGCTGCTTCAGCTATATATGGAGTTACACTGCCAGATGTTGGTGACCACGGTAGGTCTACTTCAGCAACTTCTAACTTAACCCATTTTTTATCATTTATTTGTTTTTCAATTACTCCATTTATATGTGGCCAATAATTTGTAGAAGCTGAACCACTTACGTGGTTTTTAATCCAACCAATAACTTGTGTTTCTGTTAAATCATTATATGTTGTAAAACTAGCTGTGTTTATTGTGTTAATACTGAACGGTGTTGCTCCGGTAAAAGTACCTACATTACCATCTTCATCTGTAGCCGTTAGTTTCCAATTTGTACCAACAACGGCATCATTTATATTAGCGCTATTTTGTTTTTTAAGCCCTATTAACTTCCATTCGTATGTATATCCCATAATAATTGTGTTTATATTGTATAAATATATCTAATTTATTTTTTAAACTTCTAACGAACCACTATAATAATCAGTAGTTAAAAGGTGTCTATATGCTTGTGCCATATGGTCTAATTCAGATGGTACTTCTAACATAAATTTACACTTATGGTCCATACCAGCAGTTCCAATACTAACACCATGTTTATTATCAGATGGATTTGTTCCTATAAATCCAATTGGGTTTGCATCAGCATCCCTTGCAGCTTTATTAAACCAAACAGTTACTGCTACCTCTGCCGTATAACCAGCTTGCCAATATACTTCAGTACCTGCGCTTCTATCCATTGGTGTTAAACCATCAGGTCTTGAATTATCAACAGGTGGCTTGAAGTCTGCCATTCTTTTTTCAATTTTTACATTTGTAACTACGTGATATGCATTTGGTACAGTCAATCCAGTTCCTGGTAATTCGTACTCTCTAATTAGTGCCATAATTTATTCTTTATTATTAAATATTAAATTATTTAAAATTTCTTTTAATTCTTTAATTTCTTCTGATTGTTTTTTTATAACTTCACTTTGTTCTTTTATTGCTTCTATAAATAAACCAGCAAAATTACCATAAGAAACTCCATATTCATCAACATCAGATGCATATGTTACTACTTCAGGTAATATTTCTTCTATTTCTTGTGCAATTACTCCAATTTGTCTTTTTTTAGTTTCATCTTTAATAGTATTATAGAATACACCTCTCATTTTTAATACTTTATCTAATGCATTATCTACAGATGTAATATTTTCTTTTGCACGTCTATCCGAATAAGCTACTATATTACCTTCTGCATAGATACTACCACCAACATATATTCTATATGAACTTGATGTTGATGATGTACCATGTCCCGTACAGTTATTTCCTAATGAATGATAGAATACCCATCTTCCTGCGTCTTGTAAATAACAACCACCATTACCACTCTCCCACATATAGTGAGGTCTATAAGATGAATCAATTACGTGACCATACCATCCATTTCTATTACCATTCATCCTCCACGCACCATAAGTCCAATCATTTGGATACCAGTGTGCACCATTACTATCCGAATAAAATCCAGTACTATTTGTGTACATCCACTTATACTTAAATGAATAGTTTGAACCCCCTGCTAATTGAATACACAAATCACTCATATCGTAATCGGAATAAACTCTAGTTCCTTCATACGAACCAGCATTTGCTCCCAATTTAATACCAGTATGAAATGCAATTCTTAAATCCGGATAAGGATAACCCCATCCACCACCTTCTTGGAAGATATCATACGGATTAGTACCTTGTCCAGAGTTACCACCAACTCCAATTGGCCTTAGTCTAGCAAATTCTATGTAGTTATTAAAGTTTGCACTACTAAATTGAGAAAATGATTGAGGGTCACAATAGTATCCAGTATTATCTCTATCGTAAATAAAGTTTGTTCTTATTTCATAAAGATACGTTCTATTTCCAGAATAGTGGTTGATATATGTTTCATATCCGTTTTGACAATCTAAGTGTAAGTTACCATTAGTTGCTACAACAGATGCCCAGCTATTAGGTCTACCATTTGCACCAACATAAAGATATGCTCCCCAAGTTGGGTTGGGCCCATGCAATGCACCACCTCTGATTCTTAATGCTTGGTCTGATGTTGAGTTGGGGTCTAAATAATATCCAGTATCATCCGAATCGTAGTATATAGATGCATAGAAATCTGATGAATATTCGTTCAACCCATACATTGCCAATTTATACCAAGGACGTTTTCCACTCCAATAAGAAGTCCACCATGCACCACTAATAGGTCCACCAACTAATTGCCATCCATATCCACTATTATATCCACTCACATAGTGAAGTGCTTGAACTCCAGTCCAGTGAGATGTACCTGCAGGTTGGTTAGAAGGATTACTCCAAGTATCAAAGAATCCACTACCCCAAGTAAATACAGAGATAAGGTCAGTTGTACCCCATCCCATTGAACCTACCCAATAGTTAGAATCTCCAGTATAATCATTTCTTCTAAAGTTACCTTTTGCAGTTAAACCAATTCTCATTTTACCATAATCAGTCAAACCTTGCCAGTTACTATCACCATCTCCATTGAAATAATATCCAGTATTGTGGTCATAGTATATAGGTGACCTCATATCATTCTTTACCCAAATGGTAGAAGAAATTGCAGCGAAGGTAGTACCATAGTTTGCCACAATCATACCGTGGTCACTTAAATAACTACCTTGTCCACCAACGTTTGGATGTGACCAAACTATACCATATGTGTTATTTAAAGATGTACCATCTATTGCTGGCTTATATGAATTACCCATTGAGAATACACCCTGATATCTAGTAGATGTATAAACACCTACAACAGATTGTCCGTAGTTGTTATCTAAATAAAGGTTTTCATTTCCATCAATACGAATACCACCATTTGCTACTACATATGATAATCTAGCAGTTCCATTAGGGTCACAATAATATCCAGTATTATTTGAATCATAGAATATTGGTGCTCTTAATGAGTTACCTCCAGTTAAATAGTTATTTGCATAAACCGTACCATCTGAATACCATTCCATTGTAGAATAACGAGTACCACTTGTGTTTGTATTATAAAAATATGTATTACCAGACGTATTGAATCTCATATAAGCCTGTCCCTGTCCGGTATTTATTCTACCAAATCCATTAGGAGAACCACCGTCATTTGTTACGTTATATCCAAACCCACCATCGTTCCAAGTCACACCAGGTTCAGATACCCACATTTGTAAATAAGATGGAGTACCAGTACCCATTTCACCACCAATAGCAGTTACTCTAAGTGATGAGTTTCCATGTCCGCCCGCTACGTCTAGTCTACCTCTCAAATAAGAACCACCATTAGGGTCAGTATAATATGCTGTATTATCACTATCATAAAATATTGGTGCTCTAAACGAACCATTTGCCCAAACAGTAGAACCATTATCCCAACGTAAGTTCCAATTCTGTTGCGCCGTTGTTGAACCGTATCCCAATCTCCAATCATTTGCCGAATAATTCCACATTAATCCCCAATAGGTAGATGCGTTATTCATTGCAAACCCACCAGCATTATTATATCCTTGTGCTACAAATGAATTTCCATAATTTACATTATGGGTATTTGATGTTATTACGTTTTCATTAGATGTTCCAGCTGGGTCAGAGTAATATGCTGTGTTATCTCTATCATAAAATCTATAAGAGTATAAATTACTACTATTAGTTATATCTCCAGTAAAATATGCACCTTCACTAGCAAATGAAATTCTATGATAAGTTGAACCATTATTTTTTAATACTAAATGATGTCCATATCCACTTCCATATGAATAACCAAGACCATACATATTTCCTATTGGCCAAGATTCGCCAATTGTCCAAATTACTTTTTCAGCAGTACCAGTAGAATTATAACTACCCATCATACCACCATCACCACGAGCTACCAAATAGTTTGAAAACCAAAGTCTACCATTTTGCTCCGTTTGGTTGAAATTGTTTGTTCCTGCAAAATCACCATAATATCCAGTATTATCATTATCTCTAAATAATGGTGCTCTGAAATCGGTTGATGCAAACGCAATACCACTTTCATCTACGGAGAATAATTCATTTGATGATTTTATTGCGTTATTACCAATTATGAATTTTTGTGCAGTTTCATTATTATTAGCATCAATACTTACACGAACCGCACCAGCTCCTGCTAAATATAATGTATTACCTGATGAGTTATTTTGTAAAAGAACAACATCATATGTGTTATCTCTATATAAACCAGCACCAGTATCCGATAAATAATACGCTCCACCATTTCCACCAGCGTTTGCTGTTACTTGATTAAATACTACATTATCGCTTGTACGAACATACTGATTCATATTATAAGCGTAAATTTGGTCAACACTATTTAATATTTGTTGCCAACTACTCCATGTTGATGCACCAGTTCCAATTCTTGTCCACAATCTATGATTTGCCGTATATGCAATTTGTATTGGAGCTCCACCACTTAAATCAGTACTACCACCATAACTTCTCCAAAACATTTGTCCGTTGTATGAACCACCATCACTTAATCCGTTTGTACTATTTGCTTTGAAATCAAAATAAACTCCAGCATTTTTACTCGATGGTGTATCATTTGTATTTCTAGTATCGTTTGAATCAACAGCTTCAGCTCTATCAGCAGTACCGGTTAAGTTTGATGTTACATTTGCAAATGTTACCGAATCGGTTGTTCTAAGATTTTGATTCATTAAATGAACTTCCGTAGCTCCTTGTCCTGTATCCACAGTTGCAAATGTAACAGCATCCGTAGTTCTTATGTTTTGGTTCATTAAATGAACCTCAGTTGCACCTTGTCCCGTATCAACCGTAGAGAATGTAACCGCATCCGTAGTTCTTACGTTTTGGTTCATTAAGTGAACCTCAGTTGCACCTTGTCCCGTATCCACAGTTGCAAACGTTACTGCATCAGTTGTACGAATATTTTGATTCATTAGGTGAACTTCAGTTGCACCTTGTCCCGTATCTATCGTACCACTTATTGTTATATTACCTGCACTTACTGAAAGGTTTCCACCACTTACAGTTACACCATTTGTAGCCGTAATCGTTGCATGAGTAACGTTATCAGTTGTTCTAAGATTTTGATTCATTAAGTGAACCTCAGTTGCACCTTGTCCCGTATCTACAGTTGCAAATGTAACAGCATCAGTAGTTCTAACATTTTGGTTCATTAAATAAACCTCAGTTGCACCTATACCAGTATCTATCGTACCAGTAAGAACTAAATTACCAGCTATATATGTGTTATCATCATGATACCACCTATCACTACCTTCATCCCAATAAAATTGTTTTGTTGCTGCATTACCTCTCTTAACTTCTATACCAGCATTTTCAGTTGGTGTAGTTGATGCTCCAATATCTGCGTTAAGTGTAATAATATTATCACCTACGTTAAGAGTTGTTGTATTAATATATGTTGTTGTACCACTTACAGTAAGGTCACCACTAATTGTAGCGTTACCAGTTACCGTTAATGTAGTACCATCGAATTTTAAATTTGCTTCAACGGTTGCGTTTGGTGCAGTTCCGTTTAGGGTGATTACACCATTATCTGTTGTACCCGTTAATGATAATAATCCAGAAGTACCGGACGAACCAGATGTTCCAGATGTTCCAGATGTTCCTGATGTGCCACTACTACCTGAAGTACCAGAAGTTCCCGATGAACCACTACTACCAGATGTTCCAGAAGTTCCTGAAGTACCGGATGTTCCCGATGAACCACTTACTCCGGAAGTACCCGATGTACCAGAAGTACCACTACTACCAGAAGTTCCTGAAGTACCGGATGTTCCCGATGAACCACTTACTCCGGAAGTACCCGATGTACCAGAAGTTCCTGAAGAACCACTTACACCGGAAGTTCCAGATGTACCAGAAGTTCCTGATGTTCCCGAAGAACCACTTGCACCGGAAGTTCCAGAAGTTCCTGATGTTCCTGATGTTCCACTTGTTCCAGAGCTACCAGCCGAACCACTTACTCCAGAAGTTCCTGATGAACCTGAAATACCACTTGTTCCTGAGCTTCCATTTATACCACTTGTTCCTGAGCTTCCATTTATACCACTTGTTCCTGAGCTTCCATTTATTCCCGATGTACCAGATGTACCCGAAGTTCCAGATGAACCCTGCACTCCACTTATTCCAGATGTTCCCGAAGTACCACTACTTCCACTTGTGCCAGAAGTTCCTGATGTGCCTGAAGTTCCTGATGTTCCGTTTGAACCCGATGAACCTTGTGCACCACTTGTTCCAGATGTACCCGATGCCCCACTTGTTCCCGAAGTTCCAGAAGTACCAGAAGTACCACTTGTTCCTGAAGTTCCTGATGAACCACTTCCTCCACCGGCTCCACTTACTCCAGAAGTTCCTGATGTTCCTGATGTTCCCGATGTCCCATTAATACCAGATGTACCAGAAGTTCCCGATGAACCTCCACTACCTGCAGTACCAGTACCTCCACCAGCTCCCGTTACACCACTAGTACCGGATGTTCCCGAAGTTCCTGATGAACCACTTACTCCTGAAGTTCCTGACGAACCACCACTTCCACCGGTACCACTAATTCCTGAACTTCCTGCAGTTCCGGTTGAACCAGATGTACCCGATGTACCAGAACTTCCTTGTGAACCAGAAGTACCTGAAGTACCACTACTTCCATTTGAGCCAGATGTTCCACTTGTTCCTGAACTTCCAGATGTACCGGATGTTCCTGATGAACCCGTACTTCCGGATGTACCTGAAGTTCCCGATGTTCCAGATGTTCCTCCTGAACCAGAAGTTCCATCAGTTCCACTTGTTCCTGATGTTCCCGATGTTCCAGAAGTGCCAGATGTTCCCGAAGTTCCTCCACTACCAGAAGTTCCAGAAGTACCTGATGTTCCAGAAGTTCCCGATGTGCCACTAGTTCCACTACTTCCTCCACTACCAGATGTTCCTGAAGTTCCTGATGTACCCGATGTACCAGAAGTTCCTGATGTACCAGAAGTTCCTTCCGAACCAGTAGTACCAGATGTTCCCGATGTTCCCGATGTACCAGAAGTTGCCGCTGCTGTTTTTATACCAATTTTACCTGTTGATGAATTATAAACTAATACCTCATCGGTTGTTATATCTGATTTTAGTGAACCAATTCCAAATGATAATGAACCCGTAATTCCTACACTACCAGTAAATTCTTGCTTATCATTTTGTGCATCACCAAATTTGTTACTTCCACTTGCGTAGATTATTGATGATGATATATAAGTTACTTTTAATTCAGTTGCATTTATTG